AAAAGTATAACGTAAATTGGTGCCGAGCCCTGCATAAGGGTAAAGGTTGGCACGACATCGGATACCACCTTTATATTGAAGCGGACGGCTCAATAAGCAGAGGTAGGCCAATTCACAAAAGAGGAGCGCATTGCAAAGGTCGCAACAGCATATCCTTTGGCATCGCCTTTGTGGGAGGCTTAAAAGATGGTGAGCCTAAAAACACTATAACACCCAAACAAAAGGCAGCATTAACTGAGTGCATTGCTGAGTTGAGGAACATTACTGGAAAGCCTCTTCCTGTGTTTAGCCATCGTGACTTTAGAGCGACTTTCTGCCCGGGATTTGACGCCAGCAAAGAAGACTGGACACCTAAAAAAAATGTCAGAACACGAAGTCCAAAGCGAGTTCGTTAGGTTGATCCAGGATCAATATCCTGACATCCTTTACTGCGCCACCGTAGGAGGTGCCCGTATGCGCATTTCCGAGGCCAAGAAGATTAAGAAGCAAGGCTACCGCAAAGGTATCCCTGACATCTTATTCTATGAGGCGCGTCAAGGCTACTTCGGCCTTGCTATTGAGGTTAAAAAGAAAGGAGGCCGCCCCAGCCCTTTTCAAATCCAATGGCGGGACGACCTCCTCGATAGGGGATACCAATCAGCTATCTGTAAAGGTCTCGACGAATGTGTCGAGGTGTTCAACACCTATTTCAAGCTTCAACTTCAACCAGTGCTTTATGCAGGTTGATAGAGACGGTATACCCTAATGTGTTTGACCATTTCTCCAGTGTATCGAGTTTAGGCAGTTTCAGGCCCCTCTCGTACTTGGAAAGCGTGGACTTGTCAATGTCGGCTAAGTCAGCCATAACATTCAAACTGACCTTCTTTTCTCTTCGAATGTCGTGCAGTGTTGTGCAAATATCTTCAATTGTCTTATTGCTCATTTGCCGAAGATAGGACAAAAGTTCAATCTATCCAAGTAACTTTCACTTGAAATGCTTCAGGCGGATCCGCGTCCTTGGTTTCAGGCCAGTTGTCAAGGACAAGATTGACCACAGCAGGGCTCAAGAAAAAGTCAATTACTGCCGCTTCTTCTACGACATGGTCTACACGAGGATTGCCAGTAACAGGGCATCGGCCAGCATTAATCTCAAGAAACTTTAAGTCCTTGGAAGCCCTGACATTGATTATAGTTGGCAACACTTTCATGCGTGAGCAGACGACATAATCTTTGTACGTAAAAAGCAGGCCACGGTTACACCAACAACGGGTAGGCTTTGGCCTTGACCTTCTTGGTTTGTAGTGTCATGTCTAACACATAACAACCTAAAGGCTTCGGTGGTGCGCCCCTCATGATGTGCCAGCCCTTAGTGCCATCACCATACTCTTCTTTGTAGCACGGAGTCCTAACGTGCAGGACTTCCCTAAGTACTGGCGCGTGACTATTTGTTAAGTCTTCGACGACATGAGTCATCACATAAGATTCGTGAACGTGACCTGAAGTGTACAGGTCTGCTCCTTGTATTGAGGCCATCGCTCTTTGATTCTGAATGACACCTTTAGTTACAGGACCGCCGCCTCCACTGCCATGAAAGTACTTCATTTTGTACCGCATCCCATTGCCATGCTGAGGCTGAGAGAAAGACCACACAACCCATCCACCATAACCACCAAGCGTTATGTCTGCCCCACGGGAGTTAAGGCCGTCTACTAAACGCTCAAGAAGATCCGTCTCGCAGTTCTTCAGTATCGCCGTTTCGTGATTGCCATATCCAATCAACTTAATGTTCTTAGCATAAGGCTCGAACCACTTGATTGCAGTACTGACAAGGCTATCAAGATACACATTTGTATTGTGTTCCTCTCGGATGTCGCCCTTCATGCGCCGTCCATCATATCGGCCTTGCATTGCACAGAAAAGGTCACCATTGATGAAGATGTCGAGGTCATGCTCTACAGCATAATCTAAGTCCTTCTTAAGTCTCTTCCGGTCGCACTTAGGGTTGTCCCAGTGTAGGTCTGACATAAGTAAGGCCCGGTATCTGTCACCGGGCCTGTAATCAATTTTGTATACTTTGACTGCTTGCATTTTCAAACATTGAGGCGGTGATTGGGATAACGCTGATTCCAGCAAGCGCGACAGCTTCCCAACTTATGCCCTCAACGATGATCACCTCACAGGCAGTCATTGCTAATATGCCGCCAATCGTTCTCTTTGCACTCCAACGCCTCAAATCACCTTTAGTCTTAAAGATGTCTGATATGTTTAAGGAGGACAGCAGACTGGCAACTATTGGCTTCATTCGAGATTTGCTACACGTTTAATCCACTTGGCTAATGCCTTCTGAGATGGAGCGTAGTCGTAGTTTACGTCCAGCTTGTTTAGCTCAAAGGTGGTCGTAAGCTCTTCATAACGAACCATATCGAAGTCGGAAGATAATATCTCTATCTCGTAGTCTTCCTCAACATTGTCCTCATATCGACACAGTTTGAGCAGGTACAGCAGCCTGCCCTTCATTCGGTCGTTTGGTTTTCCGGCATCTTCTGCGCGGTCAAACAGGTCTTCTATCCAATCACTCATCTTGGATGCCCTCATCTTCGGAGAAAACTCCGTGTTCATACAGACCAACCATCTTAAGTACAGCTCTGCTTAAGGCGCGTTTTTCCGCAGTCATCACATAGTATGTGTTCTTGCAGTTCTCAGGTCCAGCCTCTCCGTAGGTCTCCACTTCTGACCAAGCATCCTCCATAGACGCAGTCGCCTTCAACACTACAAAGTCGCGCTCCATTACTACCTCATTGAAGTATACGCTAATCTGCTTTTTGGCCTGGATCTTCTCAATGCCCGAACGCGTAATAATTACGAAATGCTTGTGCTGGAAGACGTCATCAGCAGTAAGTCCATTGTCTTCAAAAAGCTTGCGCATTTCCTTGCGCTTTGTTTCAGTCAGTTTTGCCATCTTATGTGTTTATTGGTTTCTAAATTTCTGTAACGTGTGGATAGCATTTATGACTGCTTCCATAAAAATCGGATCCATCTCAAACAACTCCAAAAACATAATGGAGATTTGGGCCTCAGAGCCATTAGTCAGAACACTAAGTTGGTCTGTGTTCGGCGTGTGCAAATGACTCATTCCGGGGTGGTCATCCCGTGACACATCTCTTTCTACCAACAGCTCCTCCTCATCAGGATTAGCTTTTACACGAATGTATATGTAGGCTTGGTTTGGGTCTTCCTTTGCAGCTTCAAGCAGTATCTCGACATTGTCATCAATGCCGTCATATTCGTCATTTACGTCAAATTCTTCCGTCATCTTTTCTCTAAATATTCAGCAATGTTGTTCTTCAGGTTTCTGTTCTCTTTTGCCATACTGGCATTGCGCTCTGTCAGCGTTCGGTTCTCAATAGTTATCTTCAGATTCAAGCTTCTCTCTGCGTTGATACTGCTCTTGTACGCATCAAGTTGCTGTTCCAAAAAAAAGCATTGATCCAGGATCTTATACAACTGGTCGCGCATGTTTTGTGCTGCCAGTAAGCAGAGCTTTGGGTCCGGAGTTTCTCCTGTTTCCAATTGCGCATCGATAGACAGAGCCATGCCGTGTGCATAGCTACGGTCTGACATGCGTTCCAAATCAGAAATGTCTCTTGTGCGATAAGGTATAGGTCGTTTGTGGCTCATTGAGTGAACCTGTTTGAACGCCGAGACAAAAACAGCTTTGCTCTTCCAAGCTTACCACTGCCTTTGGGCTTGGTTTTCTGATTGATAATCCATGTCTCACCATCCCTAATTTCTTCCTCGCCATCTCGCATCTTTTCGCCAACTGGCGGTCGGTATACAAGAAGCATCGTGAATGCACGACGGTACCAAGCTTGACCACCAGCCCACTCTTGTGGTAACGCTGGCTTCTGATAACGCTTGCCACTTACAGTCGTGCTGTCCGCGTGGAGCTTTGCAATGTGGTTTATGACGATGTCAATTCTGTCCCATGTCTTGCTGTGCTGCCTGACCTTTTTCAGTTCTGATGTCAACCAAACATCTTCGCGACCTCCTGCTGTCGATAAATCCCTGTGTGCGTCGTTCCAAGGATCCAGGACAGTCGTGTCGTATTCTGTAGATGCGCAGGAAGCATAGAAGTCTGCTGGAGAAAAGTCTTTCTGCAAAGCGTCCGGGTCGTAAAAAACAAAATGCTTTTCTACCCACTGCAAAGCCACTTCGAACTCTTCGTCTTCCATGCATTCTTGATTCTCTCCGCGAAAGTTTTTTTTCCGCGCCGGGACACCTACATGCATCTCCGCAAGGTCGATTGCCAGCTCTTCCGGACCGCCCTCTTCGCCCATGTACACAAAATGTTTCCATTGGTACTTTTCGCTCCATGTAACCAAAAGCCACTTTACAAATAAGGACTTACCATGATGTGGCGCACCAGCAATGAAAAGCGGATACCCTTTGCGTGGAGCGTATAAGTTGTCCAACTCCTCGACCCCTGTCTCACATGCTGGGTCTCGGATTTCGTTGCGGAGTTCATAGAGTTTTGGCCGTAGGTCATCGATGCGTTTTATTGTCTGCTTCATACGCCAGTAAATTCTTCGTCTAAACTGACCTGTCCTGAAGGAGTGGTGGTGATACGACTCAAGTTCAGGTATTGCTCGAATTTATCACCAAACAAGGTGTTAGGACGTAAGTGCGTTTTGAGCTTTGGGTCTGCTCGCCATGCATTCGCCCTGTCCTTTATTACGCTCTCATAAGGCATCATTTCTGTATACCCTCTTTCGTACCAATGTCTCACCCTATGTCGGAGATCCTCTTGTCGGTACTGTGTTCCCAGTTCGTGATTCAACACTCGGGCGACCTCAATTGTAAGCTGGTCAAAGTCACCTTTCATGTCATCACAAAAAAGGAAGGGAAGCCGTTGCCTCCCTCCCTCGTTAACCAAAAAACGTGCAATGCTTTGCGCAACTGCTGTGTCCAAATCTAAGTCTTTAATGACCTGCTGCATGTTTTGACCCATGTGCAATTTCACCAAAGCCTTCAACACTTTAAGTTCCTTCATTGGGAACTCAGCGAGTTCGTTTAGGTCAACTTGTATTCTCATCAGAAAGGCAGGTCGTCAGATGTTTTCGCAACTGCCGGAGCGGATTTGCTGCCGCCATCATTCTGTCTGTCGCGGCTCCAGTCTTTACCGTAGCCTACAATTTCACCTTTGACGCCTTTCTCGTATTCGTCTTTCTTCACTTTGACAACAACCATGAAGTCGTTGTACTGCTTGTTCTCAAGCTCAATGATCCGAAGATCCAGGTAGGTACCCTTCTTGCCAGCAATGAAGTGGTCTTTTTGCTCACGTAGTTTCTCTACGTTCAGGCTGATGTCGTAAATCTTGCGATTGTCCATGATTAAAAATTGTTTGATTGTGGTAAACCATATTGACTACTTCATGCACTTTCCATGCGCGAGCATCTTGCACATGCAGTAGGTTCGTCCAAGTTTTGACTCCGTGGACTATGGAGCTGTGGTCTCTATTGAAAAACCTCGCGACTTTTATCGTAGTTTTTTTTTCTCGGCGGACAAAGCAGTGGTACAGCGCAAAGCGCACGGCGACCAACTCTTGTCTGCGACAGGGGCTCCTAACTTCATCGAAGCTAACATCCAACCTATCGCATACTTCTCTTGTAAGGGTTGCAAAAGCAATCTGTCCTTCCATGTTTTCAATTCCCGGAAAAACGTATGGACTAATATCACGACCAAGCATCACTGCGCACAACAAAGGCCGGGACTTTAACGTGACCTTGACGGATATTACCGACGTTTGCAAGCTTCATATCTTGCTCAAACATATTGATCACCGTCCTCACATCGTGATGGGTCAACCCCGGGAAGCTGGGCTTCACTTGGCCATAAATCATAAGGGATGAAAACGCTCCCGGTTGGCATTCTTGACATGCTGACTTTACAGCGCGGACAACCTGAATGTGGTTGTGCATGTTCATGCCTGTCACATCGATAGGCTTCACAATTTCGCAGACTCTTTCAAATAGACTTTTCATTTCTGACGTTTTTTGGTTTGGGCAAGGTAGGCGTTTTTTCCCATTCTCACCAAATCGAACAAGTTTTTTTTTAGGACAGTAGGAACTTAGGTACTTTATAGGTACTATAAGTACTTACAGGGTAGATACTAAAATAAGTACATACACATATAGGTAAGTACCTATAGGGATTCATCTCGCATGCGCTCAAATTTGGCGTCCGGGTCAGGGTGATCACTTTCTAACCCTGAGCCCTTGCAATCGGGGCAATCTTCGTACTCCGGATATTCCCAGCCAAACGGACCGACTTCTCCAGTTCCTGAACATGTCTCGCATTCGGTCGGTGTGTCGTCATCTTCATCCTCCCAATTTTCCCAATCTCGTGTGTGTTCTTTCATATTGTTTTGTGGCTCACAAAAGCCCGTTTGCGTAGCGATAGGTTTGACCCAATTCGCTGTCAAGGTGAAACATGATTTGGCTGTTCTCAGGGTCGCCAATGCACCAATCGCCAACCTGGATCCGCTGCTTAGTCTCAAAACATTGCCCCGAACATTTGCAGCGCATAAGCCTGAGACTATCATTTCTGACTTCTTTCATAATAGGCTGCTCAGGCAGGTTTTTTTTTCAGGGGGCAGCAGGATGTGGTCACGGGCCGCCGTCAAGGCATCCAAGCATAGCGGCTCAGGTATCATGCTGCGCTCATAGTTACCCTTTAAACCTTGCGTACCGCCGTCGTGACTTCCGCGCGGCGCAGCGTCATGGCATGGGTCGCCATTCTTGCACATCTTGCGCGGTTGCCATGTCCAACAGTTGGTCCAAATATCAGTCGGCTTCATACGCCTATCGCCGTACTGGCAATAGGTCACAGTGCATCGAGGTAAACCTTGCATAAATGGCATCTTGCGTAGCATGCCGCGTGGATTTTCAATAAACCACACATCAGGCTGCAAAACGTCTATGATTTCCAAAGTGCGCTCCACCAAAGCGACGCCGAGACGTGCAGTTTCACGACGGGGTTCCAGTCCGTGCGGGGTGCGTTTCCAGTTTTTACTGACGGCTGCGATGGTAAAGCCTGTGCAGGGCGGACTCGCCCAAAGGATTGTAGGATTATCATTTTTGGGGATTTCTGTAATGGGTATACTGAGAAGATCCTGGGCCCGGTCGATTCCGGCAAAGGGGTTGAGGTCTGTTGACCATACATCCATACCCAGTAATTCGGCGGCCTTGCCTATGCTGCGGCTGCCTGCAAATAATTCGATGACCTGCATACGGTTATGAGGAAAGATTTTCGTCGTAAACCTTGTTCCACATCATATGCTCGACGCGTCCACCGAAGTACTCAAAGCGTTCCATGAATTGCGCATCGGCAAATAGTACGCCACGCGCCTCGAGGCCCTCTTTGTATGCCTGCTTGACTTGCAAAAGCGCGTCTGTTGAACTCTCGAGTGAAAAGCAGGTGATGCCGTAGCCAAACACGCCGGGCATCATTGCCATATAGAAATAGTTGCCGTTCATGACTGGATTTTTTTCTTGAGGTTCAACAGTGCATCAAAGGTGATGTCGAAGTAGTTCTCATAGTCATCGTGCGCCTCTTGCCGCATGACCTCTTGACCGTCCTCATCAATTTCGTTGATGGTGTCGGGCCAGTACTTATTCTCGACCATGACTGTGGCAATTTGCTTTGCCAAATCCATGCAATCTTGACGCAGTTCATCTTGCAAACCTTCCTGCTTCATGTAGTCCTTGAGCAGGTTTATAGCCTCATCAATTGTGACGGTGTTGTCCGTGTAGATTGAACGGTCAATTGTCAATGTGAATTTGCTAATATCGTGGCTGCATTGAATGTGGCAGCCGTCAGTGCCGATTTGCAAAACGTGGGTAAGGTCGCTGCCTTCATCGCAGACAGTTTCGTACCGTTCAAATTCGGCGCGTGTGACCAAAGCAAGGTCCGTTGTGGCGAGAGTCGCCTTTGAGATATTCCAGTTCATGAGAAAGAAATTTGAGATTGAAAAAAATTATTATTAGCAGAGAAAATGTGCGTCCATCAGAGCCTGCTCTACATCGCTGAGGCCACCCTGATTGAGGGCCTTTTGCAGGGTCTTAACAACAGCAAAACAAAGAGTCGGATTGTCACCGGGCACGGCATACTGTTGGTTGGTGTACACAATCAAAAAGTCGCCAAACTTTTCTTGGTCGTAGTCCGTATAAGCGGAATTTGGCAGGCTCAATTCCCAGCCGAGAAACTCAACTTGTGGTGCGCAATCGTTGCCGCCCGTGAGGCATTGCATTGCAGGGTCAAACTTGAGCAAACCGTTCCATGCGGCCTCGCTGATTGGGTTATAGTGAATGAATCCGTTCATGATTTTTTTTTTACGGTGAAAAAGGATTTTTTTTTTTGCTCAGACATTGACATACAAAACAAAACATACACGGGTGCCACATGGGCTGACATAGGTGTCCTCGACGTGACAATCAATTGACCGAAATTCATGCTGCAAATGCAGTAACATTTCTGAACAAGTCAGGCCGTCGTCGAAGGTCATCTTGCGGTCAAAATGGACGCAATCCATATACAACATTTTTGAGGCATGCTGCACCCGGTGTTCGATACGAACGGCGATTGGGTCAAGGTCAAAGGTCTGAGCCAAACTTTTCTGCATTTTTTCAGCAGTGATAAAAAGCATACGAGCCTGAAACCTTTGCTCCCGTGTGAGTGGTGTTGTGTTGTTCATGTCGGTAAAGGTAGGACAAAAGTTCAACCATCCAAAGAAAAGTGGAACTTTTTTTCTAAAAATATCGGCTCTGAGGCGTGGATCCGTTGCTGTGCCTACGTTTCGGGCGGTCATTACAAGTATCATTTTTGGCCTCCTTCCTTTATCATTTTTGGCTGCTTCCTATGTTTTGCAGCCTTCCGGCCTTTTGGCAAAATGGGCACCCCGGCGGCCAATGAGGCCCCGGCCCGGCCCCGGCCATGGCCCCGGCCCCGGCCCCGGGCCGTATGAATAGGGCACAAAAAAACCGGGCCCCCATTACTGAGGGCCCGGCGGGCAATTGAAACGGCGGGCGGGCCGCCTTAGATAGTCACGAAAAAACCCGAGGCCATGGCGACCCGTTCGGCCTCAACCGTTGAACGCTTGGCACGTAGGCCGACGATATAACCCCCCGAGGCCGGGGCCCCTTCGCTACGGTCCAAATATCGCGCGTCCGTTTTATCGCCGTCAAAAACCGGGGCCGACCAAAGTAAACGGCCTTCGCCGTCAATTTCGCCGTATGACGTGGGCAAAGTTGCAGACCGGGCTACTTTGACACGGCCCGCCGGGTTGAGGTCGGCAAATGGCACGGCCAACGCGCCGCCCGCGTCCAATACTTCGCGTGCTTCCGTCCAAGTGCGGCCGTCCGTCCATGAATAGGTAAGGGAATAATTCGCGGGCCATTGCAACTTTGAACGCGTCCACACTTTTGTGTAGTCGTAAAATGGGACGGCGGTAAAACGCGTCAAAATATCTACGCCGTCAACTTTGAACGCCCGGGGCGAAATATCGGAAGTGCCATTAAGGCGAACGGCAAATTTTGCCCCTACTTTGGCGGCCTTAATTTCGGCGCGTTCAACCTCATTAAATAGAACAGCGGAAAAATGAGGCCGGGAGGCGGCGTAGATTAAAGTGCGGGCAATGCGGGCGGCGTTTACGCCCGTATCGAATGAGGCCCGGCCC